CCAAGTAAAACTAAAGAATCTTTAATGTCATTTTTATCTACCAAACAACATGGACAGGTTACTTGCATGAACATATCTTCCATTAAGTTACCTTCTTCAATTTTGGTAATTTAATAATTGCTGGTGTATCATTTTTACTTCCAACTTTTTTAAGTTTCGGTAATTTCAAGCTAACTGGACTTGGCATCTGTTTAAATACATCATCTAATATTTTATTAAATTGAATCGCCATAGCCTTTAACGAAAATTCTCTTCTATTTTTCTTACCCAATCGTTTTGCTTTTTTATTAATTATCTTATATTTCTTATAAAACATTCTCACCTTTCTGACAACATCAGCTTCATTAACATTATACCACTTTGCTGGTTCAACAATAATTGGTTTCCAAATCATAGATTTTGGAACTTCTTTTAAAAATCCATTTATCAATAATGACTCTTTATCGTTTAAAAAATCTAAATGACCACTCCACTTAGTGGCAATCACAGGTAAATCACAACAACTTGCTTCTAACATTGGTCTTCCAAATCCTTCTCCGTGAGTACAAGTTAAAAAAGCTTTTATTTTTGGATGATTATACAAGATAGACATTTCCTTAATTGTTAAATCACCATGAATCAAATATATACTTGGTTTTGAATCTACTTGTAAAAACTCATCTTTAATTTTATTAATATTTTTAACAACATCATATTTGTCTAAAATTGAAAAATTTGCACCATTGACTTTCAAAACTAATGCTGGTGGATTTGGGTGATTTGTAAATGCCTTTAAAAAATTCTTTATCATCAAAGGAATATTTTTTCTATCTTCACCATAACCGCCTTTACCCCATTGGCCAACATGTAAATAAGCAAAATCTTCTTTAATTAATTCATCCAACTCATTTGTAAAATCAGATTTCATTTCATACTTATCCATTGGATAATACACATCAGTATCAACTCCCTCGAACAATACTTTAATTGGTTTTTCTAATTTAACATCACCGACCTTTTGTTTTTGACCATCCGGTTTATCTTCCATTTTATCATAAGTACACTTTTGAAATGTTTCTGCAGTAAATCTAGATGGAACAATATTTAAATTCATCCTATTCGTACCCTCTAAAAACTCAGGAGAAACCACATCCGTTTCAACCCCAGCAGTTATGCCAATATTAAATTATGACCCTGAATATTATTACCATCGATAAATGTGTCCAATAATTTTTTATGTCTTAATACTTTGGGATTTAAATGATTTCTTGGAGTGCTACCCCACCTGACATCAATACATTTAATATCTAAATCATCTCTATCCATTATTGAATAAAAAATAGAACGGGCATGATCTCCATAACCACTACGAGTATTAAATGGCGCAATCATAATAACTGATTTTTTCATATAACCTCCATAGTATAACGGGATTTTGGTTTCCAGTTTTCAAATGCACCATTCATTGAATTAATAAAATTCTGCCCCATTTCTTCACTCGTCATTTTATTTTCTCTACAAAATTCAGTTCCTAAACTACCAAGTCTTTTTCTCTCATCTCTACCCATATCATAAAACTCACGAAGAAGTGGTGCGACATCTTCTGGACGACATCTATCATCCCAAATATAAGGTGTTGGTGGTGAACCTTGCAAAGACCTATTAGTTGGATATACGGGTTTAACCCATTCTCCATGATTTTTATATCTACCTAAATGATTACTACCTAACTCAACATAATCATCTGGTGTCAATAGATTACCGTCATCATCTCTAAATCCACATTGGTCTTGCATCCCACCTGTAACATTTACAATAATAGGTGTCTCAACCGTAAGGGCTTCAGCACTACCTAATCCAAATCCCTCGTTTGATGCTAAATTGATATAAACATCAGCCGAGTTGAAAAGTAAATTCATCTCATCATCATTAAATGGTCTGTTATGTTTATCATAAGTAAAACAAACATCATAATCTGGAATCAAATGCCTACAAACTCGTGGTAAATCAGTTCCATTATCATCAAGTGGTTGACAATGCCAGATTAACACACATTCTTCTCTTTGTTCAGGAGTTAATTCATCCATAAAGTATTTATAAGCCAACATAACATCACCTGGTTGTTTTCTTCGAATATTTCTATTACTATATAGTATTTTAAATTCCTTGTCTGATATTCCGAATTGATCATCAAAATCCATTAACTTCATATCGTCATCTTCTATTTTATAAAACCTACGAGGTGAAATACCATGTGGAACATAAGTTATTTGCCAATCTTCATAATCTGGTAATAATCGTTTATTAATACCATAAGTTTGTTTTGATATTCCCATTAACAAATCACTACTTCTATAATAATTTGTATTGTATTGTGGATCAGGTAAATCATCCCAAATGTTATAATAAAAAATAGGAATATCACGTCGTATTTCTGCTTCCATATTATAAAACCAAATCCAAAACCTTGGATCCGTATAGTGTAGAATTGCATCTGGTTTCTCAAATTCCATAACTTCTCTTAATATATCCTCGTTACCATAACCATCAACTGGATAAATTTTCAAATATCCATCTTTAATTCCAAACTCTTCCAAACCTTGAGACATATCAACAACTTTACCTTGTTCAGGATGTTTAATTGCACCACCAATCTGGACCCAATCATATTCATTAAGCGTTTCCATTACAATATCTTTAGATACTGTAGCTACACCACTATGCATCCTCAAATCATCTGACATTAATATAATTTTCTTTTTAGACATATAACCTCAGCAATGTTTTAATCATTCAATAATTGTTTTTTGAGTTTTTCTTTTTTAAATTCAGGACGAAGAAGTTCTTCAATTCTCAATAATATATCACGTATTTCTTTTAGAACTATAGCTTCTGTTCTGCCGCCCATTCCTGTAGCTTTCATTAAAATTTGCTCCCACTTATAAAAAGTTTATCATAACTTTCCATTTGTTCTTTTATAACTACATCATATAAATATTTATGCATTGAGCGATTAACTAACTTTTGTAGATTCATTGATGAATTTACAGTTTTATAAAACTTCAATCAATAACTAAGGTTTTTTTTCCAAATTTTTTAGCATAATTTATTGTAGACATAGAACCATTCGATTTTATTCCTCTTGGTATAAATGCCACAACATATTCGGAATATATTGCAATTTGTTTATTTCTCTTAAAAAAATTAGAAACATGATATGGCTTTCCATAATTTCTTTCATGTAATGGACAATATAAATTATGTGATGTATGCGCTGGTGGATACTCTTCATATTGTAATCCTAACTCAAGTGCATATTTCTTAGCATAATAATCAGCACCTTTAGGACATCCACCACTAACGATAACAGTATCTTTACCTTTATCGTTTTTTAATTTAAAGATGAACTCTTTAATTTTCTGTCGGTTTTCATATTTTCGACTACCGACAATTCCTACCTTTAAAGTATCTTTCCCCATTTACAATGCTCCGTATCATAAAATTCACAGAACTTACAAGCACTACCTGGTTTTGCTGGATAGTTTCTATCTATTCTATGATTTCCTTTTGAATCAAATATCAATTCACGAAATTCGTGAAATGCCTTCATAGTTTTATTAACACTTGGTTTTCCATTCGATGGTTCAAATCTTTGTAATCGACTAATTGGAAAATCTGATTTCTTTGCTATCTTTCGTTTCAATATCAAAAAATATCTTTCGTTTCAATATCAAAAAATACACATTAATTTTATCAAGTGGTACATTAAACTTTTCCGAATAAAATTGTTTATAAAGTAATAATTGAGACTTCTTATAAAAGTTTTTCTTTTGAATATTCCACCACCCACGTGTAGCAGTTTTCAAATCAATAATCGTAATAGTGCCAGAAATCTTATTTCTTAATACCACATCCAAATAACTCTTTAATTGAACACCCTCCTGAATATTCATAAAAATGGGAACTTCAACACCAATCAATTCATGATTCTTTTTCATAAAATACCTATTACGGTGTTTATGAAAATGTTTTATTATCTCAACACCATCTTGATAAAATTCTGCCATATCTTTTTGTTCACATGGTAAAGCATTCGACTTTTCTTTTAGGTCATTAAACTCTTTAATCATCTCTTCTTTCAATCTGGTTTCTAAATCAAGTTTTTCAGCTTCTACTATAGATTTATTATACATCGTAACCAAATATTCTTGAATCACCGTGTGCATAGCAGAACCAAACAACGTGTATATATTACCACTAGATAGTCGTAATTCGTCTATATAACGAAGTTTCCATTTTAAGTTACAGTCATTATAGGTTGTAAACTGTGAATGTGAAATTGATTTCATACTATTTCGTCAACTAATCCATATTCTAAACAAGTGTTAGCATCCCACAGCAAATCGTGTTTCAATATTTCATCAAGTTTTTTCATCGGCAATTTCGTATATTTCTTATAGACATTTTTAATCGTTTTCATCATTAAATCAAGATTTTGTTTCTCATCTTCAAATTCGGAATACTTCCCCCAAAAATTACCTGATAATTGATGAATCAACATATAAGAATTTCTACTTATAAATCGTTTTTCACCTACTACTGAAAGAAATGTAGCTGCACTTGCTGCAAATCCATCTACATAAGTATGAACTGGAACTTTACATCTCAGTATCGTATCCATAGATGAAATACCCGCAGTAATTGAACCACCGCCTGAATTAATAAATAACTTGATTGATGGTGGTAATATACCTAAATTATTTGATAAAGTCAAGGCTTTACTTTCCAACTCTCCAATTTTTTTATTCAATTCAACAGCAGAATCCCTATTAACTCCAGCATAATAATAAATTTTATTTTCATGTACTGAAATATGTTTTTCGGCTGGTGTATTCTGTGCATCCTTCTTTTGTGATGGTTTCTTTTCACCCCAATATTTATCATTCATTATTTACCCCACTTTCCTCTACTGACAATTGTTGCCATAATTCCATAATTAGATACATCAAGATAAGCATCTTCTAGTGGCTCATCCTTTACAGCAGATTTTTTATTACCAAGTAAAAGTGTCTTCACTCTTTGTAATTTATCATTCATCCTAAACCACAACCCAGTCAAAGACAACTTTACTTCCTCTGGTGTTTGTAATTGTGTTCCAACACTTATGTTACCTGGGCCATAGTCATGTTGCTTATGTAAGAACAATTCATATTGTTCTCTCTGAATCTCTTTAAACTCTCGTGTCATCTCTGGCCACTCTAGTTCCATTTGTTTTACAATAGAAAGACTTCTCATTTCAACATCTTCTATAGGGTCTTTAACTTGAATTTCCAATTCTCTTTCTTTTATTTCCATTTTATACTCCTATTTTACTATTAAATGTGATAATTGTATTACAATAATTGCTAATGATAAAAATAAAGTAATCCACGTTCTCATATCAGGTGTTTCACCGTGTACCATAATAAAAACAAAAACTTATAGGTATACCACCTAACAATATCCACCAAAAACTTTTTGCCCATTCATATTTAAATTGTCCTTGCATATGAAACCATGCCCAAACATGACCTATCAACGATATGCCAACTGCCATCCATAATTTATTCATCTAATTCCCATATCCTTTATTTCTTTATCGGATTTTCCAAATTTTTTAAGTAACAATTTCAAATCCTTTTTATCCATTAAACGATAATACTCTAACGCTTGTTTTTTACTAACCTCAAAATATTTTACTAAACATTCATATACCGCATCATCAATTTTATATTTATTCCCTGTCAAATATTTTAAATATGTTTTCTTTTTTGGCAATAATTTACAATAAAATTGATATACTGATTTACGTGGCATAATCTCAATCGCATATTTCTGAATATAATTTACAAGTGGTAAAAAATCATCATTCATACTTAAATAACGATTTACCATAAATGGACTGAATTTCTTTTTATCTTTATCAGAAAAAGAATCCCAATCTCGCTTACCGACGAATAATTCATTAATCCAACTAAATAAGTTCATCTATATCACCACCTAAAGGTAACAACTCACCGCAATTTCCACAATTAAATACTTGAATTGGTGCTATAACTTCTTGTCCAGTTGGTGATATTATTGCTGATAACTTTTTTATCACATAACCTTGAATAAAAATCTTGTTATTACATTCTTGACAAGTCATAGTTTCAGCATCACTCAAATCAACTTTAACTTGTTGTTTTGGTAATGGTTTCATTGGTTTTGTACTCATTATAATCTCCTTAATATGTTTGATACTGTAGCAATAAAATTAATTTCTTTATCCACCACTAATACATCTTGATAAGCACCACTTGATATCTCTACTATTACTTCTGGTATCTTATCACCTGTAAATGTTTCTACTTCATCATACAACAATCTAAACAATTCCGTATAATCTGTAAAACTACTATCAGCAACCAACTTTCGGATTGACCTAATATCAGACCTATTTCTAATCATCTCTAAAAATTGAAGTTTAAATTCATTATGTAACATTCCACCTTTGTCAATTTTTAACTTACCATCAATTACCAGTCTTTGTAAGTCATTAATGATTTTACGTAAATCAGGATAACCAGCAGTTACTACAAGTGCCAAATCGTCTAAATTGTGGTCAACATTTTCGACCTCTAAAATCTTCCTAACATGAATAGCAACTTCTTTTTTGGATGGTGGTATTATTTTATATGCCTGACAACGACTCCGTATTGGTTCAATAATTTTCTCAACATAATTACAAGTCAATATAAATCGACAATGGTATGAAAAGGTTTCCATTAGATTACGGAGAGCTGGTTGGGCAGAGTTTACATTTAAATAATCCGCTTCATCCAGGATGACTATTTTCATAGGTTTGAAACCAATTGAAGAAGCAAAAGTCTTCAACTTGTCTCGAACCAAGTCTATATTTCGTTCATCCGACGCATTAATATATAGATAATCACACTCAACATTATTAACAATAATTTTAGCAAGTGTGGTTTTGCCGCCACCAGCTCTACCATATAATAGTAAATGTGGTACATTTCCATCTTCTAAAAACCTTTCAACTTTAGCTTTAAGATGTTCATTACCGACATAAGTCGATAAATCTTGTGGTCGATATTTTTCAACCCATAATCCATGTGATTCCATATTAAGGCTGCTGTGATACTAACCAATACTTAACATTGAAATCATCAACATTAAATTCAATATAAGCCAAACCTTTATCAGAAATCTGTAATGTTGCTTGAGAACATTCTTTATTGGCATTCAATACTTCTTTGAAAAGATTTGCATTAAATACTATAGATTCAGTTAAAGCAACTGCACCACTTTGAGTCTTAATACTAATTCTATTTGAATTAATATCAGTATAACCAATTATAAATTCCAAACCACCGTCAATTGGTTTAATAACAAATGTTTCAATATCAGCTAAAGCACTTTTACCACGTATAAAAGAATTAATAAACTGAGAATCAATATTAACCAAAGTATTAAATTCAGGTACATTCTTTAATTCAGGTACATCAGGAATAACACCAATAGCAGCCAAAACATAATCGACTGATATGATTGTATCCGTAAAATGAAAAGCGACAGGTCTATCATCAACTTTAGTCAAACTAAAATCAATGCTATCAGCCAAAGTTCCTAACATTCTAGAAAGTAATGGTGTGTCATAAACACCGACTTCAAATATCGGTAATGATTGTTTTGATAAAGTCAATTCACCCAATAAACTCTTATCAGGCGAAATAAATCGAGTGGACAATGTGCTTCCATCCGAATCCCATTTGACAGAATTTACATTTCCGCCAAGATTGTATTTTTGGATAAATGTATCCAATGTTATTTTATTCATAGTTTCTCCATATTATTATTTAATTTAACACTTTTTATTGTAAAAGTCAATCAAAAAAACCTTTCGATTGAAACTTTTTTATCTACGGGCATATCCCATTTCATAGAATCGTAGAACATTTGAATTTTCTTCCTTAATGCCTTATTAAATAATTTATCTCTATCTATATACTGAGTTATAAAATCCATAATTTCTTTTGGGTCATTATATCCTTTAAAAGCTACGGCATCAATATTAAATGGATTATCTTTCAAATAAACCCATCTGATTTTAGACGAGTTCCTAATTGGTTCACAATTATTAGCCTTAAAATGTTTTAATAAATCATTATATATAACTGATGCCTTAACATAGACGGGTGCTCCCTTTTCCATATCAGTAAACATAGACTTCCCACCAAAACCATGTTTTGTCTTTTTCTTCGTGTACTTCTTTATACCTTTAACGCCAGTAGGTAATGCAATATTCTCTACTGTTTCATTATGTAATGATTTCTTGAAATTCAATATATAAGAATCAATTTTATCTTTATTTACTTTAGCTAATATGGCTTTCAACAACTTTTTCATAAAATCTCTGAAAGATGGTGGAAATGAACTTCTGACAATATCCAATCCCTTAACATCAAGTTTTTCACAAGGTGTGCCACCATCATTAATAATCCATTGTCCGTATCTCTTCTTAGTAACCCAAAAAGCAGACTTAGCAATAACCTCTTGTTTAATCTCAAATCGATGTCCATCTTTAATATTCAAGAAGTTTTTAGCAAAGTAATCATACGACTTATTAATGTAATTTTGAACCTCACCTGCAATATCAAGTATTTGTTCAGTCATAAACTTCTCATTGGTTGTATCGGCATTTGGAAATCTGTTTTGAACCAATGGAAGAGCAGAATAAAATACACTATCTGTATCCGTATAAATACAATAGTCTTTATTGTCTTTTAGTATTTTATTATAATAACTATTTGCTATCTTCTCAGTAAATTTAATTAACTTTACTCCAGTAGTTGTAGTACCTTCAGCATTATCAATATCGTAAAATCTAAATACTGATAATCCTAATACACCATAAAGACTATTTAATAAAATCTTTTGAACATATTGTCTTCGATTAAAATATCCATGTAATTCATCATTCCCATCTTGACCATATTTCTTAGCCAATCCTCTGTATTCAACTCTTTCATCAAACCATTTTTCTAAAATAGCTGGTATAACGCCTTTTTTAGACAAATCATATATCACCCCATTAGATGATATCGATACATTATTTTTATTAAAAAAATCTTTTAACTCTCCATTACTGAATCGTCTAACTATCTTGCCATTCTTTTCAACCGAATATGTTTTAGTAACTTCTTTGATAAATTCTTCCGCATCCCAACCATTTATCTTACCTATCTTAGTTTCTGGTGACATATTCAGACTCATAATGATACTCGGATACATAGAAGTTAAATCTAAATCATATACCCAATCATATCTGCCAGGAACAGGGTCTTTAACATAAGCTCCACTAAACCTACCTGC